TTCACATCTACATTATAGATCTTAAATTCAAAACCTTCTTCACTATAGATCTTAACTCTTTCCATGAAGTGCTTAACTGCAAAGTTTTGAGTATTCTTCCACTGTAAGTCGTCAACTACATCGTATAAGACTGCTGATGATTTGTCTTTGCCTTTACGAAGTACTCGACCGATAGACTGAAGATTTCGGATACGGCCTTTAGAAGGAGAAGCAAAGATAAGGTTGTCCAACTCTGGAATATTTATACCTGTAGAAAATGTACCGTAAGAAGCACAAATGATGTTGCCCTTTGTCTTTCTTACATCATGGCGTATGGTTTCTCGTTCATCAGTTTTCACACCACCGTGAACAAAGTACACACTATGTTCTTCAGACTTATTGAGCATATCAAACAAAGCTTGGCCATGTTTGTCAACGTATTGGAAAAGAATAAGTGTGTTACCGGGAAGGTTCCAAGCTAGATTTCGAATGAACATGTTTCGTGATTGATTTCGAACTATCCAATCGATTTCTTCTTGATATGACTTACCCTTATTCGTTTTCTTAATATCATCTGGGTATTTGAGTACTAATGCTTTAATTTTAAAGCTAGATAGAACATTGTCGTCAATAAGTTTCTTTGTCTTCGTTACGGTAAACACCGTTCCAAACAAACCTTCGAGAACAAGCTTGTGAGTCTGTGTGCCATCAAGAGTACCTGTAAGACCATAACGGTACTTCACATGAGGCATCTTCTCGAGGATAGATGTAAGAGACTTTGCTTTAAAGTTGTGGGCTTCATCACCAAATACTACATCAAACTTCTCAAAGAAAGTTTTAGGCATCTTATATACAGATTGCCAAGTAGTAATAGTAATCTCTGCATCAACGTTCTTTTCCATACCGCCACGGATTTTATGAATATCTAGCTTCTTTCCTTTGTTATACTCAACGAAGTCTGAAGCCATTTGATCTACAAGCGAAGTGGTAGGAACGACAATGAGAATCTTACGGTCAAGCATAAGATGGTGAGCCATAATCAGGTAGATAATGAATGACTTACCAGATGCCGTTGGTGATAAGAACAAGGCGCGGTTTTGACGAATGGCATGTACAATAGCATCGTTCTGGTAATCACGAACTTCGAATGCAGCATCTACTTGCTGCGCTAAGTCATAACCGTAATCATCCGGTACAGCTTCTGTTTCACCGAGCTCTTTTGATACTGTGCATTCATAACCACGCTGATCACAGAATTTTTTGATGTATGGAACCAAGCCTGCATAGATATACCCAGTCATGGTGTTCAACAAACGCACTTTGCCGTCCCAAACTTTATTTCGGACTGCGGGCATAAACTTAGCTCCTGGCACTTCAAAGGTAAAGTGCTCAGACATTTCCATCTTCAACGAAGGTTCTGCTAGAACACGAACAAACACTTCATTCACTTTTTCAACAGTTACTAAATCCATTATGCCCCTGTTCTGAACTTCTCCCAATCTACGATTGTTTTAAGCAGAAAGTTTCTATTACTAATATGTTTAATGATTGATTCGAGATATGCTACAATCTCTTCTTGAAGACCGATCTTCAGCGACAACCTAATAACGTCGGCATCTGCTTCAAGATATGACGGAACATCTGCTCGAAGAATTTTAAGAGGCTGCGGTTTCCAACCGTGCTCCTTTAATTCCTCGTCATCAAGTTCTCCACGGTACCATTCGCCTTTGCGCTTGTAGAGAACTTTGTATTCGGCTTTCAGCTTCTTGAGTTTCAAGCCTTCTTCGACATACCATCTGAAGTATTTATTGTGAAGCTTCGGGATGTCTGTAGTTGACTTAGAGATGTTTGATTGATCAATTTCTCCGTCCTTAGCCCATTCATTGTAAAGTGTTTCAATATCCATCATCATCTCCTTCGCGTTTTCATACTATAGTATCACAGATGAAGGAAAATGTCAACTGCCTATTCGGTTCACGGTATGCCCGTTGTGTTCGAACGTAATGTCACAGGTAACGAAGTTGATACTTGATTGAGTTGTATCAAATCGAATTTCACTGAGCGATACTGGAAATACATCTTTGAGAGTAACTTCTAAAGCAGGATTCTGCCGACTGTTTAGAACAACGAGAGAAGCATCTGAGTACAAACCGTATTCGCTCGCCTTTAAATCTGCAAACTGTGAATAAGATTCATTCTTTGTAAGTGCAACCATCCAGTTATATATTTCATTGTATGATTCCATATATTCATCTACACGTATGGTAATAGAAAATGACTCATGATTGAGTTTATCACCAGCTGATTTAAGAGTTTTAAAAGGAGTTGCAGTTGGAGTGAATCCCATGTTAATACCTGGAATACTTGCTGACTGCACGTAGAACGAAACGTTTGGTAGTCTTTTGACTATGAATCTAAAACCGGTAGGTGAAAGAAAGTTTTGCTGCATGACTTACCTCAGTTGCTAATCATACTATATTTATAGCACCAACGAAAATGGGAGCCCGAAGGCTCCCAGTTCTGGTAGGTTATCCCTACTCTTTTTATTAGAGGATGTTGGTGACGCGAACGCGGCGGTAGTACTTGTTCGAGTTATTGGTAAGACCGGAGTCACCATCGCCGTCAACCCACTTGGTTGAACCCTTTGCGAATGGGTTAGCAACCATGCCGTAGCGGGTTTTGAAGCCGATTTTAGCCTGGAAGCTGTTCTCACCGACTGCACGTACCATCTGTAGTGGAACGTATGGGCAGTAGAACATACCTGCGTCGAAAGGTGAAGAGCCTTTGTAGCCAACGACCATGTAGTTTGCACCAGCATATGGGTCAATGTATACGCGGAAGCGACCATTGAGAACACCTGCGAAGGTGTTGCCGGTGTCGTCTACGTTAAGAGCATTGCTGTTAAGCGCTGGGGTGTAGTCAAGGATACCAGCCATTTGAAGAGCAGATGCAACATCTGACGAGCAGATGATGATGTTACCCTTACCACGACGGGTGTCTTTTGCGAGCTGGTTAGCTTCACGCTCGATCTGGAACATAAGACCCTTGAACTTCTCAACTGACCAACGGCCATTTGCGTCAACGTCAAGGTCGAAGATACCAGCGGTTGCTGTACCAGTTTGTGCACCGGTGACTGCAGTGTTGTAGACTGTGCGAACAACTTCACGGTTGATTTCTGCAAGAAGCTCAGCCTGAAGCATGTTTGCAAGCTCAGTCTCAGCGTCAAGACCGTGAATTGCTTTCAAGTCCTGTGCAAGTTCACTGGTGTATTCTGCTTTAAGCGCACGGCTCTTAGCAGTAACCGAAACCTTCGAAATGTCGAATGACATTTGTGCGAAGTCAGTACCAGCACCATCGCCAAGAGCTTCAGCAGCTGCTGTTGACATACCAGTACCGGTGTTTGCAGTAGCAACGTTACCGGTTGAACCAGCCATTGTGCCGGTGCCTGAGAAGTCAGTGTCAGCTTCGCCGTAGAAAGCTTCTGCGGTTGCAGCAGTGGTGTTTGCGTAGTTTGAACGCATTGCGAAGATCAAGCCGGTTGGGCCAGTCATTGGCTGAACGCCAGCAATATCGTATGCGATCAAGTTAGGCATTGCACGACGAACAAGGCTAATAAGCACTGGATCGTAGTTTGCAGCAACACCGGTGGAATTCACTGGTGCTTCTGTAAGGAAAGAACCAGAACCGTATGTCTGACCTTCCCGGATAGCGACTTCGGTGTTCTCGAGAAGCTGAGCGGTGACAGCTTTACGATGTGCATCCTTGATCGATGGAAGAGCGGTGTGCTCAAGCACTGGGCCCCACTTCTTCAATAGTTCTTCGTTTCTCATTTTTTATGATCTCCTTTGATGGATTTAATCTAGTATATTTATATAAATTAAGATTTACTAAATTTGTTTAGTGATGCGACGTAAGCCGAAACCGAAGGTTCAAGTACAGGAGCTTTTACTTCTTCTACTTCTTCCTCGAGGACTTCTGCTTGATCTTCTGCACGAACAACTTGCTCAGTGAAGTATGACTCTTTGATGGTCTCAAGCTTCTTAGCAAAGTCATCAACTGACTCATAAGAAACGCCTTCTGCAAGAACCTTGAAGCGCTCTGCATCAGTTGCTATCATGCCTTCAGTGAAGTGTGAAAGCGCTGCATTCTTCTGAAGCTCTTCCTTCTCTGCACGCTCTGCAAGAAGCTCTTCGAATAGAGCATTGTACTTAGCAGTCGACTGTGCAACTTCTTCTTCCATTGCAGCAAGTGCTTCGAGCTCTTCGTCTGCAACTTCGATATTGTGATCTTCGACGAGCGACTTAAGACCAGCAATGATCGACTCTGCAACTTCAACTTTGTAGCCAGATTCAAGAGCAACTTCATTCTCTTTCATCCAGTTCTCAACGACGTAGTCAAGGTATGAATCAACTTTGTCGGTAAGATCTTCTACAATCGCTTCAACCTGCTCAGAAAGATCAGCTTCAAACTGCTCTTCAAGCTCTGCGCGAACTGCTTCGACTTTCTCGTGAAGTGCTGCTTCAAATAGAGTAGTTGTCTTATTTTTGAAGTCTTCTGAAAGATCTGCATCACCAAAGATAGCTTCGATCATTTCATGTAGACCAGCATTGTTGCTGCCCTGTGGGGTCTTAACGTGCTTTTCAACGTTGTCTGCTTGCGCAGTCGAGTCAGATTTGAAAGCATCTGCTTTACGCTTTTTTACAGCGCCGCCAGCTGGTGTAACTGGATCGGTTGACATGGAGTCTTCACCAGTTGCTTTTGCTTCTTCTAACCCTTTTTCTAGATTTACATCCATTTAAGGTTCTCCTTTGTGATGATTCAAATAATCAATATTATTTATAATATTTCAAATTTTGTTAATTACATGCTCTTTAAGAACTTTTCGAACATCTTTAAAGCAGCGGCTTCATCGATCTGCTTCGATTTTTTTACTTCTTCTTCAATTTGGTCAAATGTATTTGCCACTGTCCATGAAGAAGCCGCAACGTCGTAGATCCACTCAACACCTTCCATAATGCCTTTTACAAAAGCATCCGGAGCCGAAGGATCTGCGACAATATCGCCTGCCGTAGCAAGCATAAAGTCATTTTGTACTTCCATGATGCCCTTTTCATTTGGCTTCACAGATCCCATTCCACGGGAAGAAATTCCTAATTGAGCACCACTATCGATGAGTCCTTTAACAACATCACCCATAGGAGTTTTAGTAATTTTAGCTCTACCTACAACGTTTGAACCATCAGCTCTTAATTCTGTAAATAGGTGTGAAACTCTGTCGAGGTTAATAGTTGGCCCCTGTGGGTGACCAAGTTCACCAAACGCACGATTCTTTGAAACGTAATTTTCGTTATAACGATTCATTTCACGCATTAAAACATTTGATGGGTAAATACGACCATTACGATTCTTGATATCACCTTGCATGATGATACCTTCGATGTAATAATTCTTTTCACCCTTTTCGGTGGCTTCAGTAATATACTGAACCTCTTCGACGATATCTTTAATAAGTAAGGCCATATTGATCTCCTTTTTCTTTATTTATAAGCCAATGGAGTAGCCCAGACTGTTGTGTTCGCCGAGAGTTTATCCGTACGGAGTTTCTCCATAATTTCAACAAATCCAGCAGGAATTGTGATGGTTCCAATTACGGTATCAGCAGAATCAGAATAGGTAACAAGAGCTTCAGTTGGTGCGTAAACCCGCACCAACGTTGAGTTATGAACGGTATTCGCGGTAGAAATATTTACCTGAGTACCAGTTGGCTTGAGGATAATATCAACCATGCTGCACCGCTTCCTTTGCAAATGCTAGGATTTGATTAAATTCTTTTTTACTAGATGACACTTGATCCTGCATTTTGGATTGATTAGCGCTATTAAGAAGTTTAGACAAGCCATTTAGTGCATCAACATCTTCACGACTAAGAGTTACTGAAGAACCATCTTTGAGCTTCATCGCGCCAATCTTGTAAGCTTCGTCAAGTTCGACTTCTTCCTTAGTAAGCTTATCTGTTGCTCTTGCAATACCTTTCATGCGATTGGTAATGTTACGCTTAGTTTCTGAGGATGATTTCCCCATGGAAGAAGAAGCTTGTGCAGCAGCAACTGCAGCATTTCCAGCCATATTACCTGAAGCTTTCTTCACATAAGAACCAAGAGTTGATTTCTTGAGTTCATCAAGTTCTTCAACTTCTTCGATAATATAGCCTTTTTCTTTTGCAACACTGACACGCAGCGCGCCATTTGCACCATCTTTAAGTTTCGGCGCGTTCTTTGACGGTTTGCTATAACCTACAATTGTATCTTTTTTAGGGCTTGCAAATGACCCAGCATGTTTGATATGTACCCAGTGATCATTAGTCATTGCTTCATCAAGATCTGCTTCTTCTTTAGCAACGAGTTTATCAGTTGCCTTTTTAATACCGCGCATTCTGTCCATAGCTTTACTGAAATGCTTTGGTTGATCTGGGTTATTGTATTCACCAGACTTTCTAGCCTGATCCATAGCGCTTAAATTAGCTTTCTTGATATATGAACCAAGAGTCTTTTTATCTAGTTCGTCAATCTGTTCTACACTCTCGGTAGCGCGAACCTTTGGTTCACCAGCAACCCCAGGGTATGCTTTTTTGCCAGCAAGATTTACACCAGGTCTACGCTTCATGACTTCCTTAGTGCTTAATTCGCCTGTGTTGGTTT